GCAGGTAGAGATATTACAATATTTTTTATTATACTCAAGGTCATATCTGACAAAGCATCTGTTGCATCATACACCTCTAGAAGGAAAGTTTTTACATCAGCTATCTTATACTTCACCACTCCCTTCACCACAAAGTTCTGCTTATCAGCTGTGTATAGAGATTGTGCAGGAAGACTAAGTGTTGTTACCACAACATGTTGCCTAAGAATTTCATCAAAGAATGGTATTTTTAAATGTATACCTGGAGTTAAAACCTTCTTAAACTTACCAAAGCTTAATTGCACCCCCTCTTCATATGAGGGGATGATAACCACTGGTAAGAGTTGGTCTATCCATTGTACTATTAATTCTACTAATTTATCAAACATTACTTAGTCTTTTTATTTCTACCTTTGGCATTCTCTTTAGCAACAGCTAGGTCATTAGCCTGATTTTCTCTAGCCACCTTGAGTTTTTCCATTTCTACAGCCATTTTATTAGCTGCTTGTTTATTCTTAGAATTTATATCAGCTAGTTTTAATTGGTAGTCTTTAGCTGCTCTCTCTTGTTCATGAGATAGTTTACTCATCTCTAGAACATCTGGTATTGCATTTTGATCCACATCTTCTCCTGGAACATTACCAAATCCTGTAGCTTGAATGATAGCAATCTTCTCTTTAGACAACCTATCAAGCTCTCTTTGATAATCATCATTAGCTTGTTTCTCTTGAGCCATTTGAGCCTGTTGTTGCAACTGAGCTTGAACTTGTTGTTGCTGTTGCTCCATTTGTTGCTGTTGTTGTTGCATCTGCTGATCTTGCAATTGCTCTTGTCTTTGTTTAAGTGTTCTAAACACTTTCTTCATCTGTCTCATAGACTTAGTGCTGTAAAGCTCAATGATGTCATATAGAGAACCACCATTTTGTATAACAGCTTGAGACAATCCTCTGATTTCATTAAACAATTGTTGATCTTCAGGTCTGTTAGTCAAGAACACTTTAAGATCTCTAAATCTAAGCTCAGAACCATTCACTTGTACAAATGCAGACTCTCCTGTATTTGTTATATAGGAAAGAGTTGATTGTGGCTTTTTAGCTTCTACATATAGAGCAGCATCTATAATAGCTTGATATAACTGACCCATTACATACTCATGAGCAACAAATAATGGTTCTGTTTGAGAATAAGATTGTGATAAGGCAGCATTTGTACCTGTTGCAGATTCTGATGCTGATACAGATCCCATTCTTTGTCTACTCATACCTATAAGTTCCCAACACTCAGTCTTTAATTGCATAGCTAGATTATATCTAGACTGTATCTCTTGTGTTCTGGTTAGATCAATATCTCTAAACTGGTTGAATGATGAAGGACTCTTTAGGTTCTCTGGAGAGTCATCTATAAATACAACACCTCTGTTTCTAGCTTCCATTTCCCATACATCCAATGCATCTTGTGCATCACCATCTTTAGGAATAGGTACGTGTCTGATGGATGTTAAATACACCTTACCAACTTCCTTCTCTAGAAGTTTGTAAAGCTGGTTCATACAAACATTGTACAACACCTGGAATGGTTTCATAAGATCTACAAGAGATTTAGCCTCTGTATTCTTCACCTCATGAACAAGTCCAATAATTGGACAGTAGTTAAGAAGCTTGTATGGTTTAATGTGGTAGATGTCTGGACCAATCTTAATACCCTGATACCACTGATTTATCCATCCCCATTCTAATGATTGTTGTGTAGGAATAGTTCCACTTTTGTATGATTCATCAACAAGCATAGATTGCTCATTGCCCATTTCATCTTCATATATAAGTTTTCCTATCTTTCTTTTAGATAACCAATAACCTCTAACCACTACATACTTATAACCAAAAGAAGATACGTTTGATGTAAGTCCTAAGAAGTCTTGTAACCCATCCTCATTGTTCTTCATCTCAGATTCAATAATCATTCTTGTCTGGAGAACAAGAGGATCGAATGTATCATACTGCACAGAGTCTTGACCAGGAATAGCATCTGGATTACCAAGATTGGATTCACGTACATTAATCAATCCATAATCTTGAAGAGATGAACGTAAGTGATCTATCTCTTCTTTAGTTAAGTCAGGAACAGATTCAATAATTTCAGAAAGTTCCATAACTTGTACTGTACCAGCAGCATAAGCCCCCTGAGCTCTTCCTGTGGGATCAGAAATATATTTTCTATCAGGTGTACTAAGGAACCATGTGTTCTTAGGATTTGCCACCTCAATGTTAAACCCAAGCTTTGAATTGTCTTCATATATATGATAGAATTCTCTTGCAGAAATAAGCATATCTCTGAAAGCATCTTCGCTCTTTTCTTTTAAGTTAAACTCAGCTTTCTGACAAGTGAGAACGTGGTTAGCCCACTTCTCAGCTACAGATGTATAATCATCCAATTGATCTTGTACATCTTGCATTGTCATTTGGTTAAGCTCTTCAGGATCTATTGATTCAATATCTTGTCCTTGAGCAGCAAGACTTTCTATAATCTTACCTTTAGCTTGGTTGATTACATACTCTTGAAGAATCTGTGTTTTGTATTGTAGTTCTTCAGCTTTAGAGTCATCATCAAAAGCTTTCACTCTGAATGTATCAGGTCTTTTGCTTATTTCTCCTACAAGTTCATTAATAGGAGTGGTAATGATGGAATAATGCTTCACGTACGCAGGAAGTTGAAGATCTGTTGTAAGCATGTCTGTAAAACTCTTCACTTGAGGCTCTTGATAGAAATCTTCCATCCTGAGAATACCCTTCACTAAATCATAATTCTTAACAAATGTATCTCTATTCTTTACATACTCAGCGTAAGCTTTGTTTGCAAAATAGTCCATTGTGTTCTTTATCCAACTTTCATCCTGCTTTTCCTTCTCAGTTTTAAACTGATCTGGGAATATATTTAAATACGCATAGCGTATAGTAGCATCTTTTGTATACCTTATAATTGCCATTATGTAAACAGTTTACGTTTTTTTGTGTTAAATAATCCTCTTGAATCAGAGAATAATGAGTTCTTTGACTTCTGCAAATATAATGCTTTTACTCTATCATCTCCAGATCCTCCCACCTTTCCCATTATAGGATCCATCTTCATAGCTTGAGCAATAGCTAATTCTGCTGCTACGATTCTATCAAAGTTACCTTGATCGTTATATTGTATAATCTCCTCTAGAAGTACAGGATCAAATATCTTGCTCACACCTAACACCTCTCTTGTAACATTACCATTCTCATCTGTTTCTTTGTGTACAGTTTCTTCCATATACTTCTTGAGACAGTTGTGTAGGTAGTCAATAATCTTTTGAGCAGATCTGTGTATTCCATACTCACGTTTAACGGTGGTATTTGGAACCACTTCCATCAACCACTGAGGTTGCTTCTCTAGATAGTGAGCATCACCTTTTGCCTTCATATATTCTATAAAGGATATATCATCATTCTCACAGAGTGTTCTAGCATTATAATACTTGATCAGTAGTCTAGCTTGTTCTTCCCAGACTTCTTTCTTATCAGGTCTTGCACAATAACTAGCTACAAACATATCCTGATATTTCTCACCTGTAATATCATGCATACGTTTATATATGTATACAGATCCTAGAGATGTAGAATATGCAGACTGTCCTTGTCTATATGGATCCACTCCTGCTACATACAGTCCATATGGAGGACTTTCTACAGGGAATTCATATATAACCACAGGAGCATCCTTGAGATCACTATTCTTTAGAGGGAAGTTTGTAATAGGTTGTTTATCTGTAAACTCATGCCCTATCTTATTCTCATCTTGAAATAGGATGACAGGAGTTCCTGTTCTTTCGTTATTAAGTAGTCTTGTCTTCTGTCTTTTAGCAGACTCAATGTCAAAGATGTTTGTATCCTCGTTCAAGAATATATCATCCACCTCTTGAGGATAATACATCTTCTCTTTAAGATAGGCTATTCTATCACCAGCTTTCTTGAGTCTTTCAAGATTGCTTTGTGTAATCTCTGTAGCTTTCTCCTCATTAGAAACAAGCATCTCTACATTATGAAGATCAGATTTTGCTGGTTGATTTAGAAAAGCTCCAAGAGTGGACTTTTCTTTAGCCTCCATTCTATACTTATGAGAAATGAATAAGCCATGGATTCTCTTATCATCCTTTGCATTATTATATGTAAGGAAGTTGAAGTTGTCCACATCAAACATCAAACTCTTGGCATCCATGAATTTCTTCATATCACCACCTGTACCTGTAAGGATTGGAGAACAACCCCAACCATATGGTGTGGTGAAACCTGGTATGGCAGCTTGTAATCCTCTAAGAAAGTTACCCTTACCAATCTCATCTATAATGAGCTTACGTGGTTTTGTACCAGCAATAGCTTCCTCATTATTACCTTCATCAAGGTTACGTATAAGTATTGAAGAGAATGGTATTCTCTCTCCACCTTTAGTTTTGATCCCTAATGTGACTTGGTTCTTCCAATTATCCTCTATTCTCTGCCACCTCCAAGCTTCTGGTAGGAAGTTTAACCCCTTATCAAGCTTATCTGTAATAAGCTTTATATCTGGAGCATTCAGTCCAGCAATAATGTTCTGTGAGTTCTCATCGAATGTAGCACCCCATCCAATGTAGGATGCCTCTAGTACAGACTTAGCAAAACGTCTGATTCCTAGTATGACCAAGCCTTTCTTCTCCTGTTGTGCTCTATCTATCTCATTAGTTACCAACCACTCATTATCTCTCAGGAAGGGATTAGCATATTTCTGGCTGATTCTACCACGATCATCTATTACATCCACCTCTGTATGCCAGATGTTCAAGTGCCAATATAAAAAAGGGTTTATATAAACCCCATCCATCATAGCACCATTCAAACAAAGATCTTTATGGAAGTTAAAGAAGTCTCTATATTCATCACTCTCTTTATCAGGAAGTCTTTTCTGATTAATCAACCAATCTTTATAGTCTATATTCTGTAATTCCATTATTTTCTGCTTTTAAGGAAATCTTCTGCCATTGATGACAGTTCTCCTTTACCCCTCACCTCAACCTTATTCTCTTCTATCGTTCTAAGCTTCTCAACCACTTCCACTAGGGCTAAGTAGTTCTTCATAGTTTCTTGTACAAACTTTCCCTGTGCTTCTATAGAGGCAATCACCATAGGTAACATTCCTCCTTTAGCTGTAGGCTTCCATTCAATCCTATCCTTTAGCTCATGTAAGGGATTAGCATCAACATAAGCTTTCCAGGATGTGAGCTGTTGCTCTGCCCAGTCAAGCTCTGTATTGATATATGTAGTTTTCTTTACTGCTGCCATTATTTACTTTTTAAAAACTCATCTATTAGTTCACAAGAATCTTCATTACAAGCTGGTATATCCTTTTCTTTAGGCATGTAGAATACACTACTTCTGTGATCAGTTATTGTGCTTAGCAGACTTACTTTGCTATAGCTATCACGAAGAAGTTGTTTCATACTATCTGAATAAGATAGAAACTCCTCTAGAGTGAAGTGTTTATTATGCTCATCTTTTGGTGCAATCTCTTTCTTATATACAACTGTCCAATTAATAGTCTCCATCTTCTTCCTCTTTAAATAGTTTATCAAGATTTAGGCCATCTTTTATAATCTCATCTATCTCAGAATCATCAATGTGTCTGATGTCCATTTCAAGTTGGCCTTTATACTTAGTTAAGGCATATGCTAGTTCTTTGTCTGACACTCCCCATAGATTTCCACACTCATCAAGAACCGTAGCTAAATGTTTACCCATATTGTATTCTGGGTAGGCAGTATGTAGTTCTTGTAGAATGTGAAGCACCTTATTGTAGTAGTTTGGCTTCTTATTCATTTGTTTTATTTTATCAAGATTCCTGCACTAGATGCTGTCAGCTTATCTAAGCCTGGTTTAACAACATCCTTCAATAGCCTCTGTATTTCATCATTAGCCATTTTCTGGGTTTCTTCTGTAATTCCTGGGGTTGCACATAAAGCTCCTAGCTTCTCAATAACAATCCAGGCTTCCACTGTTGGGTTCATATTCATAATAGTTGGTTTAAATCGTCATCAGATAAATCTATATCATCAAGTTTTTCTTTCAATTCATCAAAGCTTGCTTCAGAATCCTTACTCATGTATTCTTCAGAAAAAGCTATGCCTATAGTGTCCTGTTCTTCACCATTCTTCCCTACAATATCCACATAGTCTAGGCCACTATTGTATATATCCATAAGAGCATTTATAAAGACACCCAATGGAATTTTCTTCAGTCTTACTTCTTTACCTTTGCTCATACTTTATATCTTTTTTAAATTTATCTTCCTGCTCTTCTGTAAGGACAGCTAGCCACTTCTCTAGAGGACAACTACAAGATAGGCATTTTGTTTTGGCTGAAAGCGTACATCCACAATCTGCACAATGTGCATCTGGACGTAGGGATTTATATCCATTCCTTTTAGCGTTCTCAGAATGATGCTCACATTGTAAGCATATTTCCATCCTCTGTTTACTTGTAAGGTTGATGAACTCTTTCAAATGAGCTGGAGGAATAATCTTATTTCTCCATCCCTCGTAAATTTTAGAAAAATCAAGCATTGGTTTTGGCTTTTAAATATTCTATAAATAATAAAAGACTACTATATTTAGACTCTGCCCCTTTCTTCTTATGCTCTGGAACAAGGTCTTTTGCAAACTCATTCTCCATCTTAACCTTCAACCTCTCTAACATATCAAGCTTCTTCAAAGCCTTCTTGTGGTTGAAATAAAACTTCCCAAACCCAGAAATCTCCACACAGGCATTATCCTTCATAGCAACATTGGCCTCGCTAAACTGATGTGTAACAACAGCGTCAATCACCTTCTCTGATGTCAACATCTTTGGAGCTAACGTCCTAATCAAATAGATTGGCTTATCCATGAATTAGTTTTATTTCTAATGTAAGATCTTTATTAAAATCCAATATAATCATTGGATTGACCTTCACCTTTGTCCCATCCTTCACAAACACCCCCACCTTCTTCAGCTTAGAAATCAGATTGTTAATCGTTGGACTCGTACTCTCGTATTTCTCACAAAACTCCTTACGTATATTTGCGTAACTGATGTTCCCCTTAATAGCTGTAAAGGCTATAAGCTGTATCTCCCTCTGTGTAAGCTTAAGATTGTTCACAGCTGACAGAATGGAATAATACTTCTCAGCCAAGGAGAAATTATCATTCTCCTGCTTCTTCATCCTTTGTAATATAATCTTCGTTGGTTCCATATTTAGTTTACACAAAGATAGTGTTTATTCTTACATTGTCAAATACAAATATTTAAAAGAATGCTATATTATGCATCAATCTTTTCCTTATAGAACACAATTATAAACTCTATAAAGAAAAGTCCTAATATAACCTCCTGTTCTATAAACTCAGGATCTTCTGTTTCATATTCCATAAATGATATCCCTATATGATGATAGGGATTGGACAAGTATTTAAAAACAAATACAAAATCTATTGCTCTAGAATTAACCCATCCAATAACAACAGAACTAACATACACAAATCCAACAAACCAAAGAAATACATTTTCCATATAGAGAACTTTTTAAATTAACCTTCCCCACCCAACCTACCCCAAAGTTACAGATGTTTTATAATACCATCCAAATATTTTTTTCTCTATATGGCCATTTTCCCAGGAAAACCCCGTTGGGCCTAGGAAAAAAATTTTTAGCCCCCTATGCCTTTTATAAACATCCCCCCTATTGTGTTGGTGAGAGGGAAGGTTACACCATACAAGACTCCCCACACAATTTGAGACAGTTGGGGCTATCCCCTGGCAGTCAAAACCAACACTCACAATTTAAAAAATCAAATTATGAAAATGAATTACAAAGAATGGGATTACACTTTAATTCTAATGGGATTAGTGTTGTTAGTAGCAGTTTTAGCAAGTTGTACAACTACAGGCTATGGCTGTAATGGAAGAAGTAAGTGCATGACAAGGGTGAGATGATACACACTCTTGTCATTAACAAATCATTATAAACAAATTAAATAAATAAATTAAATAAATAAATCATGAGTAAGTTTGAATTAATCTTTGGACTAATAATCCTTGCAATGTTGACAACAATAATAGTATTATGCTACCAAGTGGGGGCAGACATGACAGTAGTGTGGTGTTTGTTAGTACCATTAGTGGTAGTACGATTCATCAGAGCAATATTATTAATCAGAACCAAAGACTAATGGCATTAGTCAAAACCTCATTAACAAATTAATTAAATTAATCAATTATGAAAAAGAATCTATTGTTAGTCGCTACAGTGTTTTATGCTATTGCATCAGTTGCAACACCATTATTAGGCTTTGCATTATTAGAACCATCATTAAGTAACTTGTTGTTAATCAGCATGTTGTTCGTAATGTCAGTGTTTGCTACAGCAATCTATTGTGACAAATGGTTACAAGAGAGGAAATGGGAAAGAGACATTAGTAAAGCATTTAAGATTCACAGCAGGCAAGAAATGAAAGCAATGTTCAAACAGCTTGATGAAGAAGAAGAATCAAATGCTACGCTTAATGAAGTGTTTCAAAAGAACAGAAAAGAGTGGGCGAAATAGTCCACTCTTTGTTACAGTTTGTCAAAACCTTTCTTAACATATTAATTATTTTATTCACAATTTAAATTAAATCTTATGCTAAAGATTAAAATTCCTTTCGGTTTCAAAATGATTCAAATCGAAAATCACCTGGTAATTTACACAGGCAAAATCAGAATTAAGGCAGAACCTGATGCTTTAAGGCTTGCATTACAGAATTACGTAGAGCACCTGACATTCGTACAATCAAGAGGTTCAGGCACTTGCACTACAATCACATTCTGCACAACCAATGTAATCCTGAAGAATCAGCTAATGGATGCAATCAATCGAACGCTTGCAAGTATAATGCATGCTCGCATTGACAGGAAATACAACCGTTATGCAACCTTTGATGCTGAAAACATTGAAGACTATTTTGCATTCTAATTCATCATCAAGAGCCCTCATAAAAGGGGGCTCTTTTAAACTCTTTTATTATTATGAAAAAGCAAGAACATGTTGTAATTCGTGGTTGGTTCTATAACTCAGACCGTTTTTCTAAGAGTGTTAAACTACGAATAATTACAAGAACTGATTGGTTAATAAACTATGGTTTTAATTTTGACCTTCTATTTGAGGGTTCAAAAACAGGCTGTCAAAAGTTTATTAAATCAGCACGCTAAAAGTATTTCTTTAGCAAGAGAGTCTCAACAGAAATGTTGAGGCTTTCTGCTAATATATATAAAAAAGTTATAAAGCATGTATATATAAGCACTCATATATATACAACATATATATCAAAGCTTTTCAGGGGGCCACAGCCTTTGTTTTATTCAAAACCTTTTTTCTTTAGTCCGTCTCAAGACCTTTCTTACAATCTAAATTATTTACATATGAGACAGTATTACATTGGACAACACATTGTCTACATGAAAAGATATTGGGTTGTTACCAAAATCTCAAGAGACAGCATTGAGGTGAAGAGCTTAAAATCTAATGCTAAAGGCTGGCATAGAATGCTAACATTCTATAATGATATTCCAACACCAATGAATTGGGCTGTTAAGATATCAGACTACGAAGCTCTACTCAAAGATAAACTACCATCTATTGAATTGTAATAGGTGGTAGTTTTCAATTGTCTACTTTTTGGTCCATCTCAAAACCTTTCTTACAATATAATTAATCATCAAAGTGCTTGCGACACATTAAACACTGCAATCTTAATCATGGCTAAAAACTATGTAATCAACAATGGTAACTTCACACCAAACGGTAATTTCTCAGGCTACACAGCATTGGGTGTTAGGGTGCACTTCCACAAGCGTCAAATGGATGCATTAGGTTGGAAGACTGATGCTGAAATCAAATTCCCTTTCTATTCAATTGCTGAAGACAAAGAAATTGGTCAGCTTGATAGCAATGGTCAGGCAGTAGTTGATGCGAATGGTGTTGCTGTAACTTCCAAGCGTCTAACTGCATTGAGTGCTTTCATTGATAGAAATGCAATTAAGCAAGCTCATGCTGATAGTGCACTATTGGACATTGAAATTGCTCAGGAGATTAAAGCACAAGCTTCTTCTGCAGGTCTTTCTGAAAGTGCAATTGATGCTCTACAGAGTGTTGCATTCTAATTCATCAGGAAAAGGGTCTCTCATTAAGGGAGACTCTTTTCTTTTAATCAACAGAATGATGCAATCAGCCTCAAAACCTGTATATATATGGGTGGGCATTATGAAATGTTGCTTTGGGTGGGGATTTACATTAACATTTATGTGAATATTGAAGGTGATGTGAAACCCCTTTTGGAATACAAACACTATTTTTAACCAATGCAATATACGAGGATATGTTGCATACATATAGCATTAAGTTATGAAAAGAACATCATTACAAGATTGTATATCTCTAGGGAATAATAAAGTTGATAACAATAGTCTTTATGTGGTTATTGATAGTGAACGTAATAGTGGTAATAGAGCTGGGTCATTTAATATTGCTTATGAAGGAGGATTTCTTGAGCATATTGGTGATACATTCTATAAGGTGAAAAGAATAGTTGCTGATAACCTTGGACTTGTTATACTATCTGATTATCCTGTTGAGATGTAATTATATGGGCTGTAACAGGCCCATTTCTATTTTCCTTTCAAGAGGAACTAATGGTTCGAGTCCATTAATAGAAGCACAATATATCTGGACGTATATTGTACAGTTAGATACATTTGACATACAGCCTGATATTTCTATATTGGGCTCTTTTTTATTTATTCACATTGTTTACCTCATTAATAAGGGAAACATTTTTATTCACACATTAAATAAAATTAACATGGAAACAATTATTAAAGGCAAAAAGCTGCCTAGTTTAGAGATTAGAAGTCCTAAGGTGAGAAAACTCTTAGAAGATCTTCGTATTGATTACAAGATTGACCCTCGTGAAAATATAGTTTTATTTGATTTCAAAGAGTTTGATTTTTCCATTAAGAGAGCTAGTGGATTGGATTATTTCATCACTAAAATGATACACAAAGCATATCAAGATGGATATAAAGCAGGTGCTAAATCATTAGGTAGGTCACTCATCTATATTATTAATAATAACACTTAAATAGTTATTAAAGAGTCTTGTATTTGTAGAAATACAGGTTTCGGTTAGGTCGCCTGGTGTTTCCACACTGGGCTCTCTTTTAAATTATTATTTATTCACATATAAAATTAAAACGATGGCTATTCATTAGTCTTATGACTTGTGCAGGTTATATTGCAGGCTTATTATATTACAACAATTATTTAACAATTAAAAAGAAAAAAAATGCAGGAAACTATTAAAAAAGTATTAATTGTATTATTTTTGCTATTGGGATTATTGTACACTATTCTAATGAGCTCATGTAGGACTTCTGGTTATGGCTGTGATGGTAAATCCACATGGAAACAGACACAGAAAAGAGCTAATAGAATGTATTAATGACATTTTGTGTGAGCCCTGAAACTTGAGAGAGTGTAGGGGCTTACATTCCATTAAAATCTAACACACATAATATGTTCACACAAGCAAAACTCATTTTACAATCTTACAAACCTCTAAAACTAGAGAAAGGAATGTGGTTCCTTGCAACACACCACGATCAAGTGTCTGTTTATGAATTAGGATATAGCATATATTCTGATGAACAAATGGAAACTTTTTTACAGCTTAATGGCTATCCTGTAGAGCCATATTTATACATTGTAGGTAATCCTAACATCCCTGATGAAACATTCCTAATAGCTACACCTGAACAAATAGGTTGGTTTGATGAAGGAGAACACACTGATGAGATGCATGACATATCTATTAAGGAAATTAATAATATTCTTGATAATGATGGCTATTGTCAGATGGAAGTGGAAGAAGAAAACCTAGATGATGATGAAGCTCAAGAGGAATATATAAACATTGTTCCTGTTCTGACGCAATACAAGGTAACCATTAGATATGAATATGAGGACGATGAACCAGAATACATTCTAGAGGGTGATGAGGAGTTTGATATGGATGATTATAGATGTGAGATATGTAATGGTACAGGAGAAGCTTATGCTGATGGTGTGAGCTGTTCATCTTGTAATGGTAGTGGTAGTTCATATAAAGGTGGTGGTGGAGATGATGAGCCTGATGATTGGGAATATTATTCAAGTTATGATTATTAATCATTTAAACAAATTTTATGAAACAGTTATTACTAATACTGTTTGGTCATAAGCCTAAAACAACAGAGCTTAGACCAACAACAAAGTTCAAAACAACAATTCCTAACAATAGACTTTCCCTTCAAGAGTGGGTGAAAGAATTCAATGTAGGAATGATGTATGACAGAAAGATAATATATATGGGTTAGTTTTTGTGTGTGGATTAAGGCTCTCAACATTAATTTGTTGGGAGCTTTTTTTATTTATCTAAGTTCTAAACATATGGCAGAAAGAAAACTATCTTACAGAGAAGCCTCTAACAAAAAGAAGGTGAGAGAATTCTTATTCTCATTATTTGCTCAACAGCAGCTTGATAAGGTTGTTGGACTAGCTGGTCCAGATGTGGATGATTATATAAAGTTCTGTAAATCAAAGGGTTATACAGAGTTTGAGATATATGAGAACCACGTTCCTACAATCATTGATCAAATTAAGTTCCTTAGGACAAAGGCTAGAATAAGCCTTACATACGGTAATATTCTCAATGCACATCCTGACAGAGAGAAAGTTTTATATGACCTTGATTATTGTGTAACTGTAAAGTTTATGCGTTCACATTTAAAGAAGTTCAATAAAAACTTCATTATGACATTCGCTAGAAGGATTAGTGATAAAGAGACATTCGATTCATTCTTTAAAGCTAAAGGAGAGAAATTAAAATCTGTTCTTACGCTATTTACACCAATCAAACATTCCATCTTGACCACAGAAGAAGGAAATGAGTATTATTATGTGGAATATCGTGACACATCAAACATGTGTTGTTTTGCAAAAACCAATTAATCATCAATTAAATTCAAACAAAATGGCAAGTTTAAGATTTTATTCAAAGCAAGAAATTACAACATTGAAATCAGCAATTAACAGTGGTGAGAAACTAACAAAAGCTGCAGACAGGTTAAGTAAAGAACTTAAAAGACCAAAGAACAGTGTTTATTTTAAGTTGTTAGAAACAGCTAAACGTATGGGAGTAATGAAAACCAAAACTAAGAAAACAGCTAAAGTGGTTACACAGTCTAATGAAGGTGTTACACTACGCAATGGTTTTGTGTTTGATTTCAAACCACAAAGAGCTGAAATGTATCAAGATCACGTTCGTATTTATTTTTAATCATTAAAACTCACACAAAATGAGCTACACACTCGTTTATTCATGCAAGCCTATAGGTATTGCATATGAACCAAGCCCAGCTACAAAGCTAATCAATGCTATCCTTAAAGAGAAATGCTCAAGACTAAAATCTACAAGGATAGTGTTGAACAACAACAAATATATTTACCACCCAACAAAAGAATACCAATCTTATGTTGTAAGGTTTAGAGGTGTTAAATAATTTATTTGGTTATAATAGAAAGAGATTGTATTTTGCAGTCTCTTTCTTATAATTAATTTAGTTATGATTGGTAAAACATTTAAGACACCACATAGTAAAAAAGACTATAAGGTGATAGAAAAACATCACATGTTTAATGGTGTATGGAAATGTTATCCTCTTGAGAAAGAACCTCCTTACAAGCAAACATTAATTGATTGCTTTAGTACAGAGTTTATTGAGAAAAACTTAAAACAGGATAACAATGATACCATGCATATGCATTGATTAAATTTGGTAGTTTCAATTATTTGTTTTATCTTTGCTATACAAATACAATATTATGATAGCAGTTTATAAAATAACCAGTCCAAGCGGAAGAATATACATAGGAAGCAGTAAAAATATTAAGAAAAGGTTTCAAGCATATAAAATGCTTAATTGCAAAGCTCAGAAAAAGTTATATCAATCTCTAAAAAAGTATGGATATAACAATCATAAGTTTGAAATTATTGAAGAATGTACTATAGATATATTATTAAAAAAAGAATATGAATATGGTATATTTTATAATGTACTAAATCCTAAAAAAGGTTTAAATTTAATTCTTCCAAAAATAGACGATGTATATAACCATATATCTGATGAGCTTATAAATACAATGAAAAAGGCTCAACAGAATAGGAAACCTATATCAGAAGAGGCTAGAAAAAGAATGTCTGATGCACATAAAGGTAAAAAACAATCTAAAGAGACCATTGAAAAAAGATTAGGTCATAGAAGAGGAAAATCTTTATCTCCAGAAGCAAAAAGATCTGGTGCTAAAATTACTGTAGAAAAAGTAATAGAAATTAAAAAATTACTTCAGGAGTTTAAAAGTGCATACAAAGTACATAGAGTCTTATCAGATCCAAATGTTAGTCTGAGTATAGTAGTAAATATTGCTTACAATCGTTCTTGGAAACATATAAAAATATAAACTATGATAAAAACAATTTGTATTGATGACAGCAGAAAACCTAGGATGATTCCTAAAGACAAATGGCTGGTAAAAGACCAAGAATACCATGTCATATATACAGTGACTGTCCTACCACAGAAACAATTAGCTTTTCATCTAGCAGAGATAGATCTTGATGAGAGCTGTAAGCCTTATGAGTATTTTATTACACCCAATGAGGTATAATGTGGCTTAAAAAGGACAAAACTATACCCTTTTGGGTGCTAAAAGACACATTATCGTATGATAAATGCGTCACTAAGCACACTTTTTCAAAGGAATGACTGAAAAATCACACTAAAAAGTAATTATATGCGAAAAGATATAAAAACCACTACTTTGTGCAAATTATATCTTTTTACGTATAATGGTACTAATAGTACCAATAAACAAATAAATTTAAACTTATGACAGCAGTACAATGGCTAATTGATAGGATTGACATTTCCAGTCCTTTTATGATATCTGAGGATGATATCCAAAAAGCAATAGAGATGGAAAAGCAACAAACAGAAATATCAGATGAATACATTGATGAAAGAGCAGAATCACATTCAAAAACTTCATCAAACAAGACTATTGCAAAAACATATTTTAAACATGGTGCTCGTTGGTATAGAGAGCATTTAAAGCAAAGACAATGCAACAAGTGATAGAAAACATTGTATCAGAGATAAAAGAACTTCCTGGTACATTAGTACAAAAAGATGCAGTGATAAAGATCATTGCTGAGTTCTTTAGTGGTATTCAATATCCTGTGTTAGAATATGATGATTTCACTGTTGATTTGAATTCATATAATATTTTATATGCAGGTAAGAAGGTACATGTACCAAAGAAAGAACTTCAAATAGTTTATCATCTTGTAAAGAATGCAGGTAGACTCATCTCAAGAGAAGAACTGTTGAGAGATGTTTGGGGCACAAGTGTAATTGTTGGTCCTAGAACAATTGATGTTCATATACGCAAAATCAGAAGAAAGTTTCCTACCCTTAGATTAAAAACAGTCAAAGGTTTGGGATATAAGTTACCAGATTAATCTACAAAACATAACATCATGTCAGTTACAAAAAAACTAACATCTATACAGCTGTATAACCTATTATGTGAGAAGTTTCCACACATTAATGCAACAGAGGGTGAAGATCTCTCTATTCATAATGCAAAACTAAACATTGTTACAAGGTGTTGGAATGATCTAGAGAACTTTCCTACTGTTAAAGAAATCTCTGATGCTACAGGGTTTTCTAGTAGAAATTTACATAACTTCGTATGATGATTTCATTAAATCAATTGAATGATATGGATGTACTAATTTATGACATAGAAACCATGCAGGAGTTATTCCTGGTTGGTGTGTATGATCCTTATACAGACATGTATTTTGAGTTTGAAGTGAGTAAACAAGCAAATGAATTAGATTCTTTTGTTAGATTCACTGAGACTCATAAAGATCATTATTGGGTGGGGTATAACAATCTTAGGTTTGATAGTCAGGTGGTTGAATGGATCATTAGAAATCATGAACAATGGCATGAATTAAGTTCTCTTGAGATAACAGCAAAGATAGCTCAAAAGGCTGCAGATGTTATTCATGATGCAAACTTTGATGTATTCCCTGAATATAGAGAAGACCAACTTAGCCTCAAACAAATAGATCTATTCAGAGTGAACCACTATGATAATAAGAACAGACGTGTATCACTAAAGAGATTAGAGTTTGAGATGGATCTTGAGAACATTGAAGAAATGCCTGTACATCATACAAAAACTGATATGACTGATGAAGAGATATATCTCTCCAAAAGCTATTGTAAAAATGATGTTTTGGCGACTTATGAGTTCTATAAGATAACCATTGGTGATTGTAATCATCCTTTGTACAAGGGTAATAATCAGATTGAGCTCAGGAAAGATATAGAAGAAGAGTTTGGTATCCCATGCTTAAACTATTCTGATAGCAAGATTGGTGATGAGATGATTAAGAAGTTCTATTGTATAGAGAAGAACATTATTCCATCAGAACTACCAAAGAAAGGCTATTTCAGGAAAGAAATCAAGGTGAAGAACTGTATTGCTGAATATGTAGCATTTGAAACACCAGAGCTCAAAGCTTTCCATAAGAGAATCAAGAGTATGACTCTTGGACTAATGGATGATTTCAAAGAGACAATAAACTTCTATAACAATGCATACACTTTTGCAAAGGGTGGCCTACATACTGAGAATAGTCCAAGGATTTTCGAAGCTGATGATGATCATTTTATCATTGATTGGGATGTTAGCAGTTATTATCCTGCTATCATTATTAACAATGGTCGCTACCCTCAACATCTTGGTAAAGAATTCTTGGCTGGGTATAAAAAGATGTTTGAGAAAAGACTCGAATTAAAGCCCTTAGCCAAGAAAGATAAGCGTATTAAAGGAATAGTGGGTGCATTGAAGCTTGCAGTTAACTCTGTGTACGGTAAATCTTCTGATATGCAGAATTGGATTTATGACAGACAGCTCACTATGTTCACCACATTAACAGGAGAACTATCTCTCTTGATGCTTATAGAGAAATATGAATTGAATGGTATACATGTCATCTCTGCTAATACAGATGGTGTCACTATCAAGATTCATAAAGATCTAATGGACAAGATGTTTGAGATTAATCAATGGTGGTGTGAGGTGACACAATATGAGCTAGAACGTGCTGATTATCAGAAGATTATATTCTCTACGGTAAACGATTATTTAGCAATTAAAACAGATGGTGATGTTAAAAAGAAAGGTGATTTTCTTACAGATTTCGAGTTACACAAGAATAAGTCTGCTCGCGTGTGTGCTATTGCCCTTGAGCAGTATTTCGTTCATAGCACTCCTATTGAACATACTATTAGAAATCATAATAACATTTATGATTTTTGTCTTAGACAAAAAGCTTCGAAAGATTTTCACTATGAAGGAATTAATAGGAGCACAGGTGAAAAGACTATTTATAACAAACTCATTCGGTATTACGTATCTAAAAGCGGAGAGAAACTACTTAAAGTTAAGAATGAAGGATGTGATACAAACGCACCAGAAGTCTCACAAGTAGAAGCAGGTGAATGGGTGATGCATGTATGCAATCATCTAACCCCTGATCATTCTCTAGAGAACATCAATTACGAGTATTACATTGAAAGAGCTAATAAAATAGTTCATAAGATTCAGACAGAAGGTAAAAAGAGAAAAGTTATTATTAACCCTGATCAATTAAGTTTATTCTAATGGCAACTATTAACAGAACAAACATAGCTGAACATCTGGTTGATTATCAGCTATCTATGATAGGCAAAACGCTTGCTGAAGCCTATAAAAATGAGAATTGGTATTACGAATGGACACTTACAGAAGAACAACACGAACAATTTAGAGATTATGCTATTCCTCTAATCAAAAAGGTTTTTAAATGTAATAAGAGGAAAGCAGAAGCTACATTTGGATGGTTCGATTTAAGCTTTGGACTTAGAATTGATAACGAAAAAACAGATAACAATGAAAACTTGGAAGATCTTAAACTCTGAGAATGAACTTCTTACATTTACAGAAAATGACCTTGTTTACACGCTTTTCAAAACTGATGAAGAAGGTGATGAAATCACTATTCTTAAAGCTGTAGATAATGGTAATGGATTTGAATTTATAGATAAGATAAATAAAAGCATGGACTATTGTGATATGGATTACATGCGTTTATTTCTTAATTTAATTGGTAAAATGGACGATAGTTTATATGATTCCTATATAATAACAGAACCTATAGGACAAATTTAAAAATTATGGAAGATCAAGGAAAAAGAAAGTCTCAGATAAAAGATTCTGAGACTTTTGCTATTATAGCCCTAATAGCAGCAGTAATTACATTATTATTAACACTCTTAAATTAAAGACAATGGGAGCATGTTCATTTGAAAACAGAGGCAGAGGAAAATCTGCACAAGATGTATTTAAAAAATTACAAGAAAGAGCTGAAAGAGAGTATGGTGATGATTACTACAATGGAACAATCAGCACTGTACCAGGATTCAGAGATCTTACTAATGAATGGAAAAACAGCAAGAAAGATCTTGATAGGTTTATTAGTGATAAAATAGAAGATAGTAACAAATACGATTGTTTTTGTATTTGTACACATCCACCTGTAGCTAATAAAAATAAGACAAAGACACAAGTGGAACATATTGTTGAAAAGGGTACAAAGAAGTGGGAACTAAAATACGTTGTACAAACCTACGATGGTATTATTAGCTCACATTCAACAAAAGGTGATGCTGTTAAGGCTGCTAGAGTGTATACAGAGAAGTATTTAAGCACTAGCACTGTACACATGAAGAAAATGTTGGCTAAAGGTAAAACAGAAGTGGCCAAGATAACATACAAAGCTTCTTCTACAGAGAAAGATGGTGAATATATATTTTTTGGTTGGGCAGCAGAATAAAAACTTAATATTATGGAAATAGGAGGAAGAAAAATTTATCAGTTAGTAGATGCTGATGGTAAATACAGAAGCTCTGTTACATTTAAAGGAGAGCATATAGATTTCATCTCTAAAGAGAGAAGAGAAGCAATTGTTTATACATATGATCAAGCCAGACTACTTGCTCACTATTATATAAAGGAAAAGAACATTCCTGTAATGATAGAATGCAGAAGAGTTTATTCTAAAACTGAGATATAATGAACGAAGATTTTGAAAGAGAATTTGAAAAAGATTCCGTATATTTGCTTGAAGCAAGAGCCATCTTGGAAAAAGAATTTTGGGAGTGGTATCACGAAGTGAACAGAATGCCTGCCAAAATTGAAGTGATTAACGAAAGCAAAACTCCACAAAATGAATCTGAGCAGTTTAACTCTCTCCCATTTTGAGTTTTTACATAACAGTGGATATAATTTAGATCATGTTTTTTTGCTAATGCAGATAGAAATTGGTCTTGATTTTTCTCAAAGTGAAAACCCAAGAATGAAAGCCTTACATCAAGGCATTTATAGAAAAGGTCTTATAACAGAGGATGGGAAAGTTACCCTTAGGGGTAAAGAACTCCTGAAATATGTTAATGAGACTGAAGAACAACCTGTAGCAAAACCTCTCAAGAAGCTAAAGATTCCTAAAGAGAACTTTGAGGCTTGGTGGAAAGCATATCCAGGTACTGATACCTTTACGCATAAGAACACCAAATTTACAGGTACAAGAAGCATTAGAACAAAGAAAGATGATTGTAAAGCTAAATTTGATAACATTATTGCAGAAGGTGAATATACAGTGCAAGAGATGATTTCTGCTCTAGAGTATGAAGTGCTACAGAAGAAAGAGAATTCTATTAAGCATAAAACCAATAAGCTAACATTTATGCAGAATTCTCTTACATATTTAAATCAACGTACATTTGAACCTTTCATTGAGCTTATTAGAGAGGGGCACAAGGTGGAAGAAACACCAACAAATATAGGAGGTACAGACATATGACACCAAAAGAAAAAGCACAACACTTAGTACTTAAGTTTACATTACATGCTTATGGTGTTTGGGATAAACATGGTTCAAAAGAAGAAAGATATCATTCTAAACAATGTGCTTTAATAGCAGTGAATGAGATTATTGAAGTGTTAGATCCTGAACATTGGGGTTTAGAAATGAATATTGCTATTGATGAGCTTAATTATTGGAGAGACGTAAAACAAGAAATAGAAAGCCTATGAGTTTTGAACATTTAAAGAAAGCTGTACAAGATGGTATAGATGGAAGGAATAGTGGTATTCCTATGGGGTTCAATAGACTGAACAAATATGTAGGTATTAGGAAGTCTATGTACTATCTTGTAGGTGGTCTTACAGGTTCAGGTAAAACATCCTTTATTGATGATGCATTTGTTCTAAATCCATTTGATTGGTACATTGGTCAGAGAGATCCAAAGATTAAGCTACGCATTATATATCGTTCTATGGAAAGGTCTGGAACATATAAGCTAGCTAAATGGATCTCTAGAAAGATCTTCTTGGACCAAGGAATGATTATTCCTGTTAACAAGTTGTTAGGTTGGACTGATAAGATGACCAAGGATGAGCATGATCTGTTCCTTATGTATGAGGATTATGCAGAGCACATGAAAGAGGTGATTACAATAATCGATGGTCCTGAGAATCCTGTAGGTATTGCCAAAGAACTAAAAGCTCATGCTGAAGAGAATGGTGAGATTGTTCAACTAGACAAGTATAACAAGAAGTATATACCAAACAATGAGAATGAAATAACTATTGTAGTTATTGATCACATTGGTCTATTGAAGCTCACTAAAGATCAGCCCACAAAAAAGCAGGCTATTGATAAGATGTCTGATGAGCTCAGATATGCTAGAGATTTCTTTGGATATACACCAGTAGTGGTGAGCCAGTTTAATCGTGACATATCAAATATTGTAAGATTGAAGAATGGTGATGTAGAACCTCAATTAGAGGATTTTGCAGACAGTTCTTCTACACAGAATGATGCTGATGTTGTATTAGCATTGTTTGATCCATTGAGATACAAAGTACCTGATCCTTCAGGATATAATCTTGAGAAGCTAAAAGATAGCTTCGGTGCTAAGTATTTCAGAAGCCTTAGACTAATTAAGAATAGCTATGGTGAAGATGATGTGAGGATTGGTCTTGGTTTCTTAGGTCAAATAGGTATGTTTAAAGAACTTCCTAGAAGAAATGATATGACAGACGCAGACTATGAATCAGTAATAAACAAATCCTATTTCCTAAACAAATAAAATCTAATATGATATTTAAAACATTTAACACCCTTCCAAACAAGAGAGATAACTTTTGGCAGGTTATTCTACTACCAACAATCACAGTCTTAAGAAGCGTTGATACACATGATGATTATTATGCTGTGAATTGTGAGTGGTTATTTTGGACACTAACAATTATCATTAATGACTAGAGAACAGTATCTCATGATGAGAGAAAAGCAGAGCTTTAACATCATCTTTGAGTATTACAAAGAGAGGTTTGATCTTAAAAAACATTCTCCTTTCTTACAGATAGAACAACTGGCTCAACTGTTACCAATGTTTGGTAATGTTAATGGAATATTTGAAAATTGCTGCAAATATTATGATGAGAAGTTTAACGTCACTATTCTATCTGATAAAAATGGGAATTATATTAAAGCAACATGACAAAACAAGATGAGTTACAACAGCAGTTTATAGACAGGACTGTTAAATTCTTTAAGACAGGCAAGGCAGGGTATTTAGACTTAGCTATGAGATTTGGTAAATGTAGAACCACTATAGAGGTGTTGAAGAAGATGATTAGAAAGAATGAGTGGATTTTGATAGCCTATCCTGATAATAAGCTTAAACAAACCTGGATGGATGAAATGGAGCTATGGGGATTTAATCATCCTAATGTAGAATATGTAAACTTCAGCTCTCTCAAGAAACATGTAGGACAAGTGTATGATTTTGTTGTAATAGACGAATTTCATAGCTGTTCTGATAATGAAAGAGAGTTAGCCCTGAAGATTATAGAGGCTGCAGATCATACATTGTGTCTATCTGGTACAATATCTGATGATACAAGGTTTGATTGGGAGCTTCAGGAGATAGCTTCTTATTCTACAGATGATGGTATTAGAGATGGTATTCTTGCAGACTATCAAATATCCGTACATCTCGTACAGCTAGATGATATTACAAAAACTAAGGATAAGAGAGGCAAAGAAAAAACTGAAAAGAAAAGATATGCTGATTATTCATTTGTAATAGAGAAGCTCAAGAGAGAAGGTGCTAACTTTATGCATCTTGCCCTATCCAGAAACAGACTATCCCAGTCATCAATAGGGAAAATGAATCACCTCAAGAAGCTTCTAAAAAAGCTAGAAGACAAGAGAGTGATCATATTTACAGGCTTAGCTAATGTAGCAGATTCTATTGGTATTCCTTCCTACCATAGCAAATCTAAGGATGAATCTGCATATACAGGATTTCAGGAAGGAGAACACAATCATCTAGCCCTTGCTGCAATGGGTAAGATGGGTGTGACATATAAAAATCTAGATTCTGTTATTCTCTTGAACTTTACATACAATGCAGAGGAAAGTTCACAGATTTTGAACAGAGCTATTAAACTAGATTATAATGGTAAAGTGGCAGATCTTCACATTCTTTGTTTGAATGAGCCACCAGAGTTAAAGAAGATAAAAGAAAGTTTATCAATGTTAGATCAAAGTAAAATTAAATACGTATGAAACTAGAAATTATTAAAGAAGAAGAGTACAACAACCCTATATGGTATTTCTTAAGAGTGGATGGTAAAACAGTCACTTGTTCAAAATCTTTAGAAGAGATTGAACAGCGTTATGAAGAAATAAAAGAAAATCCAAATTTGGCAAATTCTTCAAGAATTACTTTGAAATCTGAAGAAATTGTTGTAAATTTACAAGAAAAAAACTAAATTATGGCAAGTAAATTAATTGGAATTGTTGGAGCTACAGGTACAGGTAAAAGCACGTCTATTAAGTATTTAGATCCAAAAGAAACATGTATTATTAACACTGCAAAGAAAGAACTTCCATTTAAGGGAGCAGACAAACTTTACAATGTTGATAATAAGAATTACAAAGAAATAGATGATATTGTAGACATCACTAAGTTTCTTAAAACTATCTCTGAGAAGTATACTGACATTAAGAATGTCATCATAGAAGATTCTAACTATATGATGGCTTTTAGAATGGCTGATCAAGCTGAAGTAGTTGGCTTTCAAAAGTTTACCATCCTTGCAAAACATATGGTGGACTTATTCAGAGAAGCTCGTAAACTTCGTGATGACCTAAAAATCTTCTATTTCACACATCCTGAAACTGTAGAGGATGGTGGTGAGATAGTTGGTTATAAGATGAAGACATCTGGTAAGATGTTGGACAATCAAATTGTTCTTGAGGGACTTTTCACAATTTGTCTTTACACTCATGTAGATGAGAATAAAGATGGAACAGTTAATTACAACTTTGTAACTAACAGGTTCAAGAAATATCCTGCAAAGAGCCCTGATGGAATGTTTGAGGACATTAAAATCCCAAACAATCTACAGGTGGTAGTGGATACTGTCGACAAGTATTATAATTAATTAACAAACTAAAAAAAAGTAACAAAATGAGTAACATTGGAGGAAAAAAGAAGGAAGTAACAAGTTATGAAAGCCCAGTAAAGAAAGTAGGCTTATTTGAAGGTAAGGTGGTTGCTATCAACCCTGATATTGAGGAGTATAAAGAAGTCCTTGGTATTGAACTTAAGGAAGATAGTAAATCTACAGAGTATTTAGGTAAGTCTCAAGATGGTAACACAACACTTAGAGTTGATGTATGGTTGGAAGAAACTAAAAGCAAAGACAAATTTAGAGTGAGTTTCTTCTTGGAAGACAAAGAAAGAGAGAACAAGGACCAAACTAAGAAGCAGTATATCAATAACATTGGTAGTTGCACTTGGGCTGATGATCCTAACAACATCCCTGAATGGTTTGCTTCTAGAGAACATCGTGTAGCATTTGTAGGAGAAGAAGATCTTTACAATTTCTTGCGTGTTTGGTTGGGTAATCTTGACTATCGTGATGCTGAAACCACTCTACAATTGGAATGGAAGAAGCTTATGAAGAACAACTTGAGAGATATCAAAGATCAGATTGATGGTGAATATTGCACTAATGTTGTAGCTCTAGCTACCATCAAGACTGTTATCAAGGAAGATGAAACCAAAGAATACCAAGGTGTTTATAACAAAGCATTCTTGCCTGCATATTCTATCAAACAATTCAGACTTGTAGATTTCTCTAATTCAGGTATTGTATCTAACTTGCGTAGCAAGAAACCAAAAGATCTAAAACCTCATGAGAGATTTGTACTAAATGTAAATGGTGAATATGGTTGTAAAGATTTCTATATCCTTAAAGATATCAGAGATTACAATCCAGAAGATAACTTAGTTGCATCAGACAAAGTTATTTCTGATGATGGTGCTGATTTTTAATTGTTAAAAATTACAGAAGCCCTCATCAGAAATGGTGGGGGCTTTTTAATTTACATTACACATGATTACAGGTAGAAAAAGAGAAAAATTATCAACAGAAAGTGTGCTCAAGAGAGTTACAGAGTATGATATATTTAGATGGTATATGCCTGATAAGAGTTGGAAGATAAATCAAGTGACCTATTCTCCATTTAGAAATGAGAGAAATCCTTCCTTTATGATTGGTAATAAGTCTGGAAGACTGTCTTTCATAGATTTTGCTGATACTAGCAGGAGAGGTGGTTGTTTTGATTTTGTAAAGATGTTGTTTAATCTAAGTTCTCTAGATGATGTATTGAGAATGATTGATAGAGATTTTGGACTTGGTATATCCTCAGGTAATTCTACAGGAGAATATAAGAAAGTGGTTGCTGAATACAAGCAACCTGAAGAAAATAAGCGTTATTCTCTGATTCAGGTGGTTACAAGACCATTCACTAAAGAAGAGCTAGCTTATTGGAATCAATATCATCAAGACATTACAGATCTCAGAGCTAATAACATTTATTCAGTCAAGAAAGTCTATCTAAACAAACAACTGTTCTCTATTAATGAAAATGAACTTAGGTTTGGTTATTTCTACGATGGACATTGGAAGATATATAGGCCATTTGGTGATAAGAAGAATAAATGGGTTCCTAACAATGTTCCTATTACATCTATAGATGGTAAAGAAGATGTGCAAAACTGCAGAATAGCTGTAATCAACAAGAGCAAGAAGGATTATATGGTGATGAAGAAAGTGTATCCCTGCTGTTGTGCTGTTCAAAATGAAGGTATTGCATGCTTCTCTCCAGAGAATGTAGAATATCTCAAAGCTAATTCAGATGTACAAATCCTATCCTTTGATTCTGACATTACAGGTGTAGCAAATTCACAACAAATCACAAAGCTATTTGACTTTGAATATCTCAATGTTCCAAAAGCTTATTTAAAAGAAGGTATTAAAGACTGGGCTGATCTAGCAAAAGCCCATGGTTTACAAGCAATTGAAAATTATTTAACAGAAAAAGAACTATTATGAGCAAGACACAAACTTATGGTGTAACAAGAGATATACTCTTGAACGCTGAGCTTCCACAACAAACAAAAACTTATAAGCCTATTAGCCATGAACAACTAATGGACTTAACATTGAACAGCATCCAAGGTGCAGGATTTGAATTAGGTACAGAATTGTATTCAGCAGCTAGAAATGGTCAAGTGGCTAATGGCAGATATACAATTAAGAATGTAGCAGATAATGAAATGGAATTACAGATTGGCTGGCAGAATAGCTATGACAAGAGCATGAGCTTAAAGTTTGCTATTGGTACAAGAATCTTTATTTGTTCTAATGGTTGTGTATCAGGTGATTATGGTGCATTTCGTAAGAAGCATGTTGGTAGTGTTCAAGAGTTCACACCAGCAGCT